GAGCCCGGGCGCCGACGATGTTGGTCTTCTTCGCGGTCGAGGCGTCGAGGATCGCCTGCTCATACTCGTCTCGCTCATCCGCGGACAGAGCGCGGACGTGAACGAAGCCCTTCCACTCCGGAACCTCGAACTCTTCGATCACGCGATCCTCGACCGCGAGAATATCGTCAGCGCTCAGAAAAACCTTGGACATTGCGAGTACCTTCAGACGGTGGATAGTAGAGGCTCAGACGGTGGAAGCGGCTGAACTCAGGAAGTCGCGCGGGTGAGGCCGGGCTGCCCCTTGGCCGGGATGATCCGGGCCTGCGTGGTAGCGAGCTCGCCGACGCCGCCAGAGAGCGGCGAATAGCTCGGGACGTAGCCGGTCCCGGTGTACTTCGGGTTGGTCGCCGAGGCGGCGCCACTGGTCGGCCGGATCTCGAAGGCCACGGTCGTCGGCGTGTTGACCGCAGCCCACAGGATCGAGTCGATGCTCGAAGCGGCGAAATCCTGCTGAAGTTCGAGCTCGACGCTCCAGTTCTTCAGGCCGAGCAACTGACCATGGGTCGAATCACCCATGGCGGTTGCCTCGACCTCGTCTCTCTCAAAGTTGATGGTGACCGAAGTCACGTGGTCGGAGACGTTCGTGCCACCGAGGCTGACGAACGCATCCGTTAGGACAATCTGCGCCATGGTCGGCGGCCCCTTACTGGATTGCGAGGAAAGCGAGGACGGAGAAGGCGGGGCTCGTGCCGGAGACCGCCAGGTTCACGCGCCAGAAGGCGTCGGTCCCGACCGGCCCCTTGACGGGCGTACCCCACACCGAGCCGACCGCGTTCATGGCCGGCAGGGTCAACCGCGTGGTCGGCGAGGCAAAACCGCTCGCCGCCGCGCTCTGAACTGACATGGTCACCGACGGGTTGGTCCCGCCGGCCGAGAAGACATGCAGGCCGGCGAACAGCGTCTTGCCGGCCGGCAGGGCCCCGAGATTCTGCACCGCACCCGCACCGGTCGCAGTCAGGTTCGGGTTGATCTGCCCGATCACGCCGCGGATCAGGGTCGCCCCCTTGGCCGCCACCGCAGAAAGCTCCGCGCCCAGGAGCTCGCCCCACTGCGCACCGCGAGAGAGCGAGGCGATCTGCGTCGGGAAGGCATAGATCAGCGACCCGGCGGCCTGGCCGTCCGGCGCGATCGAGACGATCCCGCCGTTGAGATCCTGGAGCGCCATCAGCGCGCCATGCGTCTCCGGATCATAGAAGCCCGTGAACTCGACCCGCGGCGTCTTGCCACCGAGCAAGTAGGACCGGCCGTCATCGTTCCAGGTCGTCGCGTCGAGCTCGTCGGCGCTGAAGTCGAATGCAACTTGATTAGAGACGCCGGCTAGTGCGTGGCCGCCCAGCCACAAGCCGACATTGGTCATCACCTTCGGGGCCATGGACGACTCCAGCGCAGGAACGCCCGGCCCCTTGGATCGTTGGCCGGCGTAATGTAGAATTGCAGGATGGTTGAAGGTCCGGCTCGGTTTGATTGGAGCCGTTCAAGTGCAAATCGATCAAACGATGATCAAACTGCGATCAATTCAGGATCAAAAGCGAGGTAGCGCCGTGATGACCACACTCGACGACTTGGCCGCATCCGCTAGGCGCGCGGCCGCTCGCGACCTCGAGCTTGCCTACCGGCAGACGGGCAATCCGCTCTATGTCTGGTCAGCGCTGCGCGGCTGGCCGGTCGGCGAGGCGTTCCCCGGATGGATCCATGAATACTTGCAGCGGTCGGCGGCCGGCCTGCAGGCCTTGACCTTCCCGTCACGCCGCGCCGGCGATCCCGACCTGCCGGCCGAGGTCGCGATCACCCGGATCCCGGAAGCTCTGGGCCTCACGGGCGGCCGGGCGCAGAACGCGATCCGCTCGCGCCGCCAGGACAACGCCGACTCCAAGTTGATGGCCGCCCTCGACGTGGCGGAGATCCAGGGACAGTCGCGGGCGACGGCCCTCGAGCAGATCGCGGCCGAGACGAGCTCGACGCCCGACGATATTCGCGAACGGATCGGCCGTGCCGCAAAGCTCTGGCAGCGGTCGGCTCAGGAACTCTCGGCCGGCGCCTGAACGACGCCGCAATCCTGCCGCTCCGCCTCGACCAGCACGCCCAGGCCCTCGAGCTCGATCGTGGAACCGACCACCTCGAGGCGGGCATACGGGAGGCCGCACGCATCCTGCCAAATGTCGATCCGCGTGATCCCCTGGATCTCGACCCCGTTGATCGCGACCGTCGACCCGCGGCCGGGCGGCTGCAACTTGACCTTTATGTCAACCATGCGGCCCCCGGGCAGCAAACGGTGGAATGGTGGGTTCAAAGAGTGGGTGCGGCCCGAAACGGTGGGCGCGCCCCTCAGAACCAGACGATCCGATGCTGCGAGAGCAACGCCTCGACGCCCATCGGCAGGACGCCCGCGGCAGCGCCGACCAGGACGCTTTCCCGGTTCGCCCACCAGTGCCCCACGAGCAAGAGCATCGCTTGCTTGATGGACGCCGGGACGTCGGCCGGGCCGCCATAGCCGGCGCGGAAGGTGATCTCGACGGCATATCCGCCCGACGGCCAGGCGCCCTGGCCCACCGGTGCGACGTGCGGCCAGATCTCCGCCGGCTGCAGGCCGAGGTCGCCGCCCCAGTCGGCGAACGTCCGGGCCGTGCCGGCCGTGTCGCGATAGGCGACTTCCAGCACCTCGACCACCGGGCCGCGCGGCAGCCGGATCACGTCGCCGAGCGGGAAGTGCGGCAAGCGGAGCTTGAAGGTCTGCGCGACCAGGGCCCGCCCGGTCTGCCCCTCGACATGCTCGCGCGCCGCGGCGATCAGCCCGCCGATCAGCGCGTCCTCTTCCGTCTCATCCGCCTCGAGGCGGAGATGAGCCTTCGCCTCGGCGAGCGAGATCGGCTCGTCGGCCGGCCGCTCGATCAGGGCGATCGAATGCTTCACTTGCCGCCCCGCTTGCCGCGCACCGGCGCATCGCCGTCGACTTTCGTCGCATCGGCCGGGGCCGCGGGCGCATCACCATCGACTTTTGTCGCATCGGCCGAGGCTGCGGACGCATCGCCGTCGACTTTTGTCGCATCGGCGGCCGGGTCGTAGGCCTCGGCCAGGCCGCGGGCGATCAGGCGGGCGGCCTGGTCGTCATCGAAGCCGGCGAGCTCGCCGGTGCCGTACACGTCGGCCGGCTTCAGGAACTTCACGATCTGCATGCGGCAGATCCCCTCAAGACGTGATCAGGAGGAAGCCGACCCGCCGGCGAGGGCGGGCCGAGCTCGTCAGCTTCAGGCGTGCGGCGCGGTCGCCAGCCCACCGAACAGCAGGACGCCGGCGACCTGCCCGGACGTGTTCGCCGTGTCGGACAGGGTCGAGCGGGCCGAGATCCGCACATAGCGGTGATTGACCGGCAGACGGGTGAGGTCGACGTCGACCTTCACCTGCCCGAGATAATCGACGTCGGTGACGCCATTCGCACCGGTCAGGGTGACGGTCGCCCCGGTCCCCACGGTGGCCGCGTCGGAGAAGTTCGCGGCACTGGCCGACTCGACCTTGATCTGATCGAGGACGGCAGTGTCGGCCGAATCGAGGTTCGCCTTCATGGCGAGCACGGCGCAGAGGCCGTTTGCCTTTGCAGGCAGGGAGAACAGGTCGAAAGCGGCGCCGTTGTGGACGGTCGCGGCCGCCATGGTCACCAGGAGGTTGGTGCGCGCGATCAGCAGCGCCCCGATGCTCTTACCGAGAGCGGTCATCGCAGGACTCCAGAAGGGAGGGGAGCGGAGGGGAGCCGAAGCCCCCCTCGGTTCAGCGAGCGATCAGCCGCCCCAGGTGACGCCGGTCCGGACCGACACGCTGTAGGCATGCCGCACGATCAGATCGTGCCGGGCGATCGCCCGCACGACCGTCTGATCCTGGCTGAAGGCCGCGACGACGTTGGCGCCGTCGTGATAGGCCGCCTCGTCCGAGACCCGGATCTCGATGCCCTCGCTCTCGGCGATCACCACATCCGCCATATCGGCGAAGTAGAGCTCGGACTCGTTGCCGCCGCCGCCCAGGTTGCTCGGCACCTGGTTGGTGGAGAAGTACGGGTAGGACCAGAGCAGACCGTCGCGGACTTCCGGGAACACCAGCGCGCCGGTTTCGTTGCGCAGGGTCCAGAGCCAGTTCTTCATCCGGGTCGACATGATCCAGACCGGCTTGATCATGCGGACGTTGTGACCCTCGAGGTTCTGCACGGAGACGCGCAGGTCGGCATCGACATTCGCCAGCAGCGCACCAGCCGAGGCCGACACGTTCCCGGCCGCCGCCCAGTAGCGCAGCCCCTTCGGCGAGTTGCCGCCGCCCTCGCCACGCAGAAAGGCCGCATCCTCGCGCTGGCTGAGCGCGTTCACCAGGTCGTCGCGCACGATCGCATCGGCCCGCGGGCTCGAGAGCCGGATCAGGTCGTTGGAGATCGGGACGATCGCCGCCAGCTTCTTCTCGGTGGCCTTCAGGTTGCCGAAGCTGGGCTCGCTCTTCGCGATGTTCTGGTTCTCGCCGACGTATTCGGCGGTAGCACCGGAAGCCAGGCGCGGGATGTCAATCGAGCCGTTCATCGGCATGGTCATCGCGCCAGCGCGCCGGATCACGGTCCGGTTGCGCAGGAGCTCGACGATGTCGTCGCTGTACTGCGGCGGCACGATGAACCCGCCGGACGCGGCATCGCCGGCAGCCAGGGCCTTCGCCACCTCGGCATCGCCGAACTGGCGCTCGGCATAGGAGGCCGCCAGCTGCGGGATGCCCGTGGTCGCGACCAGGG